TAAACAATCTAAAAAATACTCTGTATTTGCTTTATCTTTATTAGAATGTTCTATAATCATTTTAGCAATTTTCCAATAACCACTATTTTTTTGTTGATGATAGTTTAATAATTGTTGTTCTAATTCCATTTCTTTTTTTTCATCATAAATCATATAGAGTTGTTTAGGTTGAGATTTTATAATAGTATCTTCATCATTATCTATACAAGAAGTCATTCTTAATATAATATTATAATTAATATAGTATTTGATTTTATTTATAATTTATAATTAATAATTGACTAAAGAAATAATATATTAAAAATAAAAAAATAAAACGCTTAATAATAATATAATTTAATATTGTTTCATATCTGCTTTATTTGTAACAGCCATTCTATATTTAGCGTGTTGTTCTTCGGGATTATACCAATAAACGCCAATCATTGGATTATAATTATTACCTAAACGGTCAGTGCCAACATATTGTTCTGTTGCTCCTGGGGGTGGGTTAGCACTTCTTAAATTATAATGAATTAAATTTGTTCCGGAAGGTGTAACAGGTATATTAGCCCAAGGTTCTGTTGATTGAGGTCCGCCATATAAACCGCCATTAGGACTACTTTCAGGTATTGCTGTATTTGCGTCAAAATCACGTTTTTCAGGTTGAACTAAACCTTCGGTTATTGTTTGATAACTACCTTTTTGAGGGCTAATTTCCATATAAGGACAATATCCCATATTTAAATAAGAATTATCATTTTTAATTGATGAAGTATTAAGTTTAGACATTTTATTTATATTAATAATTATATATTAAATATATATTATATATTATTTATAAATTTTATTTATAATTTAAATTTTATTATTTATTTTTATTTATTTTTTATTTATAATTTAATTAACATTTATTGTAATATATTTATTTTTTCTTCTCCATCACTATTTAATATTTCTAAAACTTGTGGATTTCTATAAGAATCAGTTGTTCTATTACCAAATGCTCTTGACATACCAACATCACAACGCCAGACACGGTCATTACATATTGAGTTAATGCCTTTATTTGCTGAATATTGTGTGGTATGTCCTATTGCTATATGAGTTGCTTTATTCATAACACTATTTTTAGTATTATATTCATTTAATACATTGTCTAATTGTTTTGTTAAATAAGTATCTTTATCATCATCTATATTTGTTTCACCAAATTCTCTACTCCATAAAATATTATTTTTATTTTTAGATTTAGCAATAATATTATAATGTTTTTCTATATATTTATCATTTGTATCTATACCTAATAAATACATAGATACAATATTATTTATTAAATCAATATTATATGTTTTAATAGTATCTACTACCGGTCCGCCGTGACAAAATAACCAATGTCCTATTTGTAAAAGAACGTAATTATTTTTTCCTATTAAATTAGCACATAAGCCTGTGGGTGAAAAAGCATATAATCTTTCTCTAAAACCTTCTGGAACATTAGTAAATTCTTTATCATTATCATTATCATTATCATTATTACTATCATTATTATCTTTATGATTATTTTTATGATTATTATTTTTTTTAGTATGTTTAATTTTATAACTATTGTTTTTTAATGTTGTTGATTGATATGGAAATTGTGAATTTTTTTTATATGTTTTTATAAGATGTTGTTTAAAGCATTTGAATTCTTTTAAACTAACATATCGAAAATCAGCCTCAATATTCATAATTTCGTGATTACCTATAATACTATAAACTCTTCCTTCATCTTTTTGTGCTAATTCATTTAAATAATAAAATAAATATAATATTTCTAATGTGCTACCTTCATCTTTATAAGCATTATCTCTTGTAATTTCATTATTGTCCCAATTTTGCGGTCTAACTCTATCAATTTGGTCTCCTAATTGAACTATATAGGTATCTTTTCCAATCCATTTTAATTTTTTAAAAAACTCATTCATATTTTTAACAGATTTATCAGTTGGTAATGTTATTTTATTAATACAACCTGCTATTGTAAAACAATCAATTGCTGCTTCAAGGTCACCATGAATATCACCAAATACAATAACACGTCTTTGTGTTGGTAAAATATGTAATTGTTTATGTGCGGTTGTTATATAATCTTTAGATACATCATCATTATTATAATACATATCTATTAATTTACTAATATATGTATCTGGAGTATCATTTTTTTTATGTTTATAGTTTAAATTTGATTTTTTATATTTAAACTTATTAGTTTTTTGTTTAGACTTATTAATATTTTGTTTTGGTATATCATATTTTTTAATATCTTCTCTATTTTTTTTCTTTGTCATATTTATTTTTATTCTTTTTAATAAATTTTTAGTATTTGCAGATAAACTTTGATAGTTTATTGCTCTATTTTTTTGTTTTTTTAATTGTAATTTTGATTTTAAGTCTTTCTTTTCTTGTCTAATCATTATTATATATTAATTATTTACTATTTAATCGCATATTACATATATAACATAAATTAATTATTAAAATATAAAGAATAAATAATAATAAGTATTTAATAAATAATTACTAATTTATTAATAATTTATTAATAATTTATAATTAAAAATAGATTCGTAAATATACTATATTTAAAACAAATAATAATTATAAAAAGTGTTAAACTATTTAGAATGGATTTTTTTTCACAATATAAAGATGTCGATAATAGTGAAAAAGTAACGGTCAAAACAGAACGTGAAAACAATAATGATGAATTTATACATATAAATAACAAAGATATTGAAAATAGTAATAATGAAAAGATTGGTAATGAAGAAATTAGTAATGAAGAGGTTAGTAATAAAGAAGTTGGTAATAAAAAGATTGGCAATGAAGAAATTAGTAATAAAGAGGTTGGTAATAAAGAAGTTGGTAATGAAGAAATTAGTAATAAAGAGGTTTGTAATGAAGAAATGAAGAATGAAGAAAATGACATAAAGAATAACACTATATCAATGGTTGATTTTAATAATGATGAAACTGGTGGTATTATTTATGATATATTACATTTTTTTGATGATATATATGTGTATGGTCGCACATTATTAGAAAATAATTATATTAATTTAGCAGATACTGATGATTTTAATTTAGTATATCCTAATATTTATATCGGTAATTATAGCACATCTACAAATTATGAATTATTAAAAACATTAGGTATTACTCATATTATTAGTGCGATACCATCATTTAATCCTCCATTTGAAGATAAGTTTAATTATCTTCATATTGAAGCTTATGATGATGAATCACAAGATATAAGTCAATATTTTGAAATTAGTAATGAATTTATTAATGAATGTTTAAATCAAGGTGGAAAAATATTAATACATTGTATGGTTGGTCGTTCTCGTAGTGTATGTTTGTTTCTTGGGTTTTTAATATACATTATGCAAGGAAGATTTCATAAAAAATCATTGAATTTAGAAAATAATAATGATATTTATAATTCAATTGAATATAATAAATTTATTAAAGATAATAAAAAAAATTATAGTTACGATGGTATGAATTATGGTAATAGTAGAAATGGTAATAGCAATAATGATAATTATAATGGTAATTATGAAAAAATTAATAAAAATAATGAAATTAAGCCACAATTTAATGATAAAGAAAAAAGTTTCATTCTTTATAAAAAAGAAAAAATGCTTTTAGATGTTGATGAATTAATTAATACTTATGAAACTTTAAAGAAAGAAATAACTATTTATAAAAAAGATAGTAATAATAATATGTCTATTAATTTTGAAAAAACTAAAAATTATAAAGATGTAAATGAATTAAATCAAATTGTTAAAAATATGAAACTACAAGCAGGCCAATATTTTATAAGTTCTTTATTAACTTATGTAAAAAAATATAGACGAGAAGCTAATCCCAATCCATATTTTATTAAACAAATTATAGAGTATAGTTTTTTATAATATAGTTTTATTTTTTATTTTTTATTTTTTATTTTTATTTAATACACTATACTATTTTATTTTTCATCAATCAATGGTTTAACATAAACATCAACTAATTTTTGTCCTATTTCTTGACTTACTGTATTATAATCTTTACCAGAATTGACTTCATCTAATTTATTCATCATATATTTAAACTGTTCCATATTAATTTCACCTTTAATACATTGTTCAAATAAAGTAGATGAATTTGTATTTAAATACTCATAATTTAATTTCATTTGTTCTGTGAATAGTTCAATACTTATATCACGATATTCTGGTCTTTTTAATTGCCATTTGCGACTTTCATTACAAAGTTCGCTAACTTCTTGACGTAGTTTAATAGTATCAAGTGTTCCCATTTTAATTTAATTATTATTTATTATTTATTAATTAATTATTATTTATAATTATAATAATTTTTCTTTTTATACTTAAAAAAATATAATTTATAAAAAAATATAATTTTTGTAAAATTAGTAAATACTATAATTTATATAATTTGTATAAATAATGTGTTTAAATCTCTTTTTAATTCAATTGGTATCATTTGAAAATCCATCATAATACAATTATGTTTAAATTTATTTATATCTATTATTTTATTTATATTAATGTCATTAATAGTAGTATTATTATCAACAGTATTATTTCTAATATTAATTAATAATGTATAAAATATGTTAAATAGTTCTGGATTACTATATATTTTAGATACATAACTTTTACCCACATTTTTAAAATTATTATTAGGTATTCCAGAACAAAGATAACCTATATTTAATCTACAACATTTAATATTATCACTTTTATCTCCTAATAATATTTTTGATAATAAATAATTATCACCTATAGTAGTATTAATATTATTACTATTATTATTACTATTACTTTCTTGCGATATAGAAATAATTTTACCAACGCCATTAATTAGTTTAACTTTATCATTACATATTTGTAAATAATCATTATCATTTGCTAATATATATATAATAGGTATTTTTTGTATGTTCAATTTTTTTATATATAAAGTGAAATGTCCTATTATATCATCAGCTTCACATTGAGAACAAGATAATATTTTAATTGGATTATTATTATCATCTTTTAATGTTGGTAAAAATATAGTTTTCATATAATTAAATATGTTAAATGAATTAAATCTATTTTTTTTATGTGATTCTAATCGGGTTCCTTTATATTCTTGTATTAATTCTTCTATTATTTCTTGTTCTTCATTATTATCTTCATTTTTATCTTGATTCTTATGTTTTTCATTATTATCATTATTATTATTTTTATTTTTTTCATTAATAATCTTTTCATTATTGATATCTATTTTTTCATTTAATTTAGTAATATAAGTCTTTCTCCAGATATCATTATGAGGACAATCTATACAAAAGATAACATTATCCAGTTTAATTTTAAATTTTTTACATATTTTTTTTATATTTTCTATAAATAGTTTTTTATATTTACTCATAAATACTTTATCTTCAAACCAATTATAATCGGCATTGAAACTATTTTTATCATTATTATTATATTTTTCAGGATAAGCGCGAAAATACCAATTTCTTAAAGAAAAGAATCTATAATATAACCAATAACTTGT